TTTCCGGCCCAGTTACATCTAACGCGGGCTTCAATTCTGACGACACCCTGATCGCTGCTGATTACACATCAGGCAGTTACAACCTCACCGATTTCACTGTACGTCCTGCAGCAACATGGACAGGCACAGTAGCAGCTTTAGTTGGCGCGGCTAACTCCCGCACGGCTGCGGTCTCTGGTGCTAATATTTTTGGCTGCTACGCTCAAACCTCATTAGGCACAGCAACATCTACCATCACAGGTCTTAACACTGCTGTATATGGTGTTGTGGACATGGGGCCAAGCACAAATGCAGGAGCTACTTACGGTGCAGTTTTTGACTTTGCTCAATTCACGGGCACAAGAGCTACAACACCAAAGGCGTTTATTGGTTTTGGCGAAGACTCTTCTTCAACAAACCCTTGTTTAAACTTGTTTGACGTCGGCAGACTGGGCAAAAACGTAGCCGCAGGTTTGGCTGTAACAGCAGGAACACCAACAGTATCAGCAGGCCAAATACGAGTTCTTGTTAACGGCAGTATTCGTTACATTCAACTGTTTAGCACGTCTGCTTAACATGATTGCACTAGACCTTAAAGAGCGCCTTCAAGCGTTGGACGCCCAGCGAAAGCAAATGGAAGCCAATCTAAATGCTATCGCTGGGGCTATGCAGGAATGTCAGTACTGGCTTAATGCAATTTCGACTGCGAATAGCTCCGTTGAAGAGGAAATAAAAGATGAGCTTCAGTAATATTCAATCAGTCACCAAGACCGCAGATGCTTCTGCGGTTGTTGGGCGTAGCAGATTGGTGGGGTTGTACTTCACCCATACCAACACGGCGGCTTCTTTTATACTTAAAGACGGCACGTCTTCTGGCGGCACAGCAAGGCTTACAGTTGTCACGCCTGCCGTAGCAGGGGCAATGAATGTGACCATCCCGGACATGGGTATCTTGTTTGAAACGGGCATATACATTGACGTTTCGGGTGTAGAGGTGAGCAGTGTCACACTGTTGTTTGAAGGCGGCGCGGCGGTGTAATGGCTAAGACTCCACCCAAGAAAAGCAAAGTAAATGCTGCGGGTAATTATACGAAGCCAACTCTCCGCAAAAAGATTGTGGCTCAAGTAATGGCTTCGGCAACGCAGGGTACTGGTGCTGGAAAATGGAGCGCGAGAAAAGCACAACTTGTTGCTAAAAAATACAAGGCTGCTGGCGGAGGTTACCGTGATTGAACAACCAAGACCTATTACTAAAGAATTAATTGAATCGCTGCGCCTTCCTCGTAGAGGGAACGAGGACCTTTCAAGTATTTCCGTGTTTGAAATGCTTAATGGGCACACGGTAGATTGCGCTAGTCAAGGCGAAGGCCCTTGCACTTGTGGTACTCAAGAAGAACTTGAGGCGATAGCGCGTGAAGAGGCGGGTGAAGATTGAAAGCTCCCCAGAAATCCCTGAAAGATTGGGGCGATCAGAAATGGACAACTAAAAGCGGCAAGCCGTCCAGTAAAACGGGCGAAAGGTATTTACCAAAAGCCGCGATTGAAAGCCTTAGTGCTGCTGAGTACGCCGCAACAACAAAGGCGAAGCGGGCTGGCAAAAAAGCAGGGAAACAGTTTGTAGCGCAACCCAAAAAGATTGCAAAGAAAACAGCGGGATTTAGGTAATGGACATTAAGACCTCTGTTAAGTCTGGCAATTTCCGGCCTACAAAGTCGGGTGCGGGCATGACGGAGAAAGGGGTAAAGGCTTATCGTAAGGCTAATCCCGGCAGCAAGTTAAAAACTGCCGTTACTGCTGATAAACCGTCTCCAGCAGAGGCGAAAAGAAGAAAGTCGTATTGTGCGCGTTCTGCGGGACAGGCGGCACAGTTTCCAAAAGCAGCAAAAGATCCTAATAGTCGTTTACGACAAGCGCGTAAACGGTGGAAGTGTTAACAACTCAAAGGTGATTATCATGGCTGGACGTGGAATGGGAGCCGCTACTCAAGGTGGCGGAGCAGTAAGTTCAGGGCCTAGAAACAAAACCCAGAGCAATCCTGCAAGTAAATCAACTGGCATTCCAATGCTGGCCAAAGGCGGTGCAGTTAATCAGCACAAACGCATGGCGATGGGCGAAAAGGCTATGGCTGACGGTGGACCTGTGAGTGAAAGGGACCGAGTACGTGCTGTTGCTGCTGCACGTGCCGCTGCACGTACTACTGCGCGTGCCGCTAGTCGCCGTCCAACTGACGCAATAAACCCTGACGCACTTAGCGGCACTACGCCTCCTCCAGAAGGTCGTGCGGCTCCAAAGCGCAAGCTAACTGCTAAAGAGATGGAAGCGCGGTTAGGTAAAGCAAAAGGCGGCATGGCTAAGAAAATGAATTACGGTGGCATGGCTGGAAAAATGATGGGCCACGGTGGCATGGCTAAAAAAAGAACCATGCGTAAAGGTGGCAGTGCGTAATGGCAACTTCAGGGACGACCGACTTTACGCTGTCCATCGACGACCTCGTCGAGGAAGCGTTCGAGCGTTGTGGGATGCGGATGACCAACGGTTATCAGCTCTCCAGCGCACGTCGGTCGCTCAACCTGTTGTTTCTAGATTGGGCTAACCGTGGGTTAAACCTGTGGACAATTGAGCAGGCTACCTATGCCCTAGTGCAAGGATCCCGTGAGCTTACGTTAGCAAGCGATACCATCAACGTGTTGTCAGCCGTTGTTCGAGTAACCACTGGTGGTCAGCAGCAAGACATTTCGATGGATCGAATTAGCCGTGAAGAGTATCTAAACCTGCCGAACAAGCTCACGCAGGCGCGACCAGCGCAGTACTACGTGCAGCGGTCGAACCCCACACTGGTTTACGTGTACCCCGCCTCCGACCAAGCGTATTCGTTTATCTACTACAGAATTCGACGTATCCAAGATGCAGGGGATTACACCAACACCTCTGACGTTAATTATAGATTCCTCCCTTGTCTAGCTTCTGGCTTGGCGTATATGCTGGCGTTAAAATACACGCCTGACCGTGTGGTTGCGTTGAAGCAAATATACGAAGAAGATTTCCAAAGAGCGGCATTAGAAGATCGGGACACGGCGAGCGTTCACTTCATTCCTGACTTCGGGAGATGATATGGCATTTGCAAGCGGAAAGTTTTCGTTTGGCCTCTGCGATACGTGCGGTCAGCGGTATGAGTACAGTGTCCTGCGGAAGAACTGGCGCGGCTTCATGGTATGCCCTGAAGACTACGAGCCAAAAGAACCGCAGCTATTTCCCCTAAAGTATAGAGGGGACGCGATTGCACTCCGTGATCCACGTCCGGACAGAATTGAACCAGTAGTGGTGTTTGTTGGATTACCCGGCTACTCCGCATTCCAGAGTATCGGAAGTGCCTCAGACACGAATAACATGCAGCCATTCCCGACGCAACGTCCTGTCGAGGGTGTTGGCAGTGTTGGGACAGTAACCATAGTGATAATACCATGACGTATGCCGAGCTTGTTGCAAACATAAGGGACTACACTGAGGTGGGGAGCAACGTGTTCTCTGCAACAGTGATAGATACCTTTATCACTATGGCAGAGAACCGGATTCTGCGGGATATTGACCTTGACGTTTTCAAAGTTGAGTCTACTGGCACTCTGACTGCCTCTAACAAGTTCTTGACGGCTCCATCCAATATTCTAACGCACCGCTACCTGATGATTACGGTGAACAGTAAGCAGGTGTTTTTGGATTTTCGCGATACCTCTTTCATGAAAGAGTATTGGCCAGATGCCACCGTAACAGGCATTCCCAAATATTATTCGGTCTTTAGCCAAACAACGTTCTATCTCGCCCCTACGCCTACCAGTAACTATGCTGCTGAGATTGGTTACATCTACCGCCCTGCACAATTGTCCTCGACTAACACCACGACGTGGGTAAGTTTAAACGCCCCCGAAGCGTTGCTTTATGCTTGTTTGATTCAGGCATATAGTTACACTAAAGGGCCGCCTGACATGTTAAAATATTTTACTGAGAGTTATCAGCAAGCCGTACAAGGCTTGGGCATCGAACAACAAGGTCGTCGTCGTCGTGACGAGTACAGAGATGGGATGATCAGGATCCCGATTAAATCGGAGTCACCCGGTCCATGATCAGCAGCGTTGGTGGTGCCTTACTAGGCGAAGTAAAAGCAATGATGGTCTCTGGGCGTGGCTTTACCCCAGAAGAAGTTGCGGAGATGGCGTTAGATCAAATTATTTATATTGGTGTTTCGGCTAACCCTATTTTGCGGGATCAAGCCGAGGCATACAAAGAACAGCTTCGTGCGGTGTTGGTGAGATACATGAAGCAGGCGGTTGCGTCACACAACACCACGTTGATGAACCGTTTTAATAAAGCGGGACACCCCGAACTTGTAAAATTACTGGAGATTTAACATGGCTATTACCGTTACTACCGCAATGCCGACTAGCT